AAACCATCCCAAGAGGCTTTGCTTAAAGCGCTTGAAGAACCCCCTGAATATGTTCATTGGATAATCTGCACAACAAATCCTGAAACACTTAAAATGACATTCAAAAGACGTTGTCATACATATGAACTTGAGCCTTTAAAAAGCAAAGAGTTGCATATGCTTATGAAAAGAATTCTAAAAAAGGAAAAAAGAGACTCAATTCCAACTTCAGTGAGAGACAAAATAATTGATCTTTGTGATGGATCTGCTGGGCAAGCTTTAAAACTGCTTGATCAAATAATTGATATGGACGATGTGGACAGAGCTATCAATACTTTGAAAACAACTGGAGCAGATCTTGAGGAAGATTCAAGGAAAATATGCAGAATACTACTTTCATATAATATGCCTCCAAAAACAAAATGGAGCAAAATCAAAACTATTTTAAAAACATTGAAAGGTGAACCAGAGTCTCACAGATATAAAATTCTTGGATATATGAATTCTGTTATGTTAAATAATGGTGGGGATGAGGTATTTTTTATGATTCAACCATTTAGAAAAAGTTTCATGTATGATGGTAAAACAGGATTAATTTCAGCTTGTTATGAAGCAGTATTTGGGGGTGAATAAAATGAAACTTGTTCATGACGGAATAAAAGTAGACAAACATAATAAAAATGCTATGCTTTTTGATTTTGAAGGGAATGAAGTTTGGATTCCAAGATCAGTTATAGGGGAATATAATGATGTTGAAGTAACAATAAAAGATTGGTTTGCAGAAGAAAATGGATTAGAGGTTTATGAGATATGAGAGATTATTCAAAAGATATTAAAGTGGATAAAAATAAATTAGAGGAAGAATGGTTAGAACAACCGTCACTTTTTCTTTATTATGCAGAGGCACATGCAGAAGCCATATTTGAAAGAGACAAAGCAAAATCTAATATGGATTATGTTTATTCTGTACTTTACTCTAAATTCAAAAATAATTGGCAAGAATACTTTGATTCAAAACCAACAGAACCAGCATTAAAAGAAAAAATAAACACGCATGAAAAATACAGAAAAGCTGAAAAAAGATATATAAAAGCAAATAGAAATGTTAATGTGCTTCTCAGTGCAAAAACAGCGTTTGATCACAGAAAAAGGGCCCTTGAAAACCTTGTGTCTTTAAAGATATCTGGATTTTATTCTGAGCCTAAAAACAAAAACAAAAGTAAACTGGAAGGAGGTGCTCACAAAAAACAAAAAACGGAGTTGAACAAAAGTTCCAAAAAACGTAAAAGGTATTAGGGCAAAGTCCCACATAACAAAAGAGATTGTAGGAGATCAAAATGGGTTTTCGTGAAAGAATGAAAAAAAATCGTGGAGGTAAAACTCTACAAAAAAGGCATAATAAGGGAACTAAAAAAACTGGAGGGGGAAGATTCCCAACAATTTTTAATAAAGAAGCAATTCCAGAAGGAGTTGACCTTTGGAGATGTGATGAAGGGGAACATGTTGCAGACATCATACCTTTTGAAGCAGGTCCAAATATGCCATTTAATGAAAGACTTCAGCCAATAACAGAAGAGGGAAAGTTCGACTATGTTCTTGATCTTTTTGTTCACATGAATGTGGGAAAAATGGAAAAGCCTTTTGTTTGCCCTTATGAAAATTTTGGCAAAGCTTGTCCAATATGTGAATATATTAAGGCTCATCGCTTAGAAAAAGAAACATGGAAAAAACTTATCGCTAAACACAGGGTTGTTTATTTTCTATGGGTTCACGACTCAAGGGAAGAAGAGAAAAAAGGCATACAGATTTTTCAGGCTTCTCATTTCTTTATGGAAGAAAAAATTGAAGAAATTGCAAAGCTACCAAGAGGTGGAGGATTTATAAACTTCTCACATCCAGATGATGGAAAATCTCTTGCATGGACAAGAAAGGGATCTGGACAAAAAAATACGCAGTATCTTGGCCATAGATTTATTGAAAGAGAAGCACCTATTCCTGATAAAATCCTCGATTCTACATTCCCACTTGACAGTATTGTCAATATGCATCCTGAATATGAGGAAATTGAAAAAGAGTTTAGAGGAACTCTTAAAAAATTAAAACTTGTTGATGATAACGACGAAGATCCACCATTTGATGACGATGATCTTATGGATGATATTCCTGATCCAAAAGAAAAACCAAAAAAGAAAAAGAAAAAGAAAAAGAAAACATTAAAGAAAAGAAAACTCAAAAAGGATAAATAGTTTTGGCAAATAAAATCAAAAAGATCAAAAAGATCAAAAAAGACTTTGAAAAATCTGTTAAAAAAACAATAAAGTCAAAGTCAGTTGATATTTCCAAACTTGTTCCTACTGGATCAACAACATTCAATCTTGAATGTTCTGGTAGAATTGAGGGTGCTTTTAAACTTGGAAAATTGGTTAATTTGATTGGAGACTCTCATGCTGGTAAAACACTATTTGCTTTGACTATATTTGCTGAATGTTCTTTAAATAAAAAGTTTGATAAGTTCAGATTCATATTTGATGACGTTGAAGCAGCAAATGAGTTTGATATTCCTTATCTTTTTGGTAATTCTGTTGATTCTCGTATTGAATATGATATTAGAAGTAGGACAATAGAGGATTTAAATGACAATCTTACCAGGGCTTTAAGTGAACCTGAGCCATTTATATACATCCTTGATTCTTTTGATGCCCTAACTTCTGAGTCTGCAATTGAAAAAGATGCAGAAAACAGAAAAAAGAGAGAAAAAGGAAATCAAGTATCAGGAAGTTATGGTGATGGAAAAGCAAAAAAAGCATCTGAAATGTTTTCGTACAGAATTCAAGAACTTTATAATCATGGATCATTATTAATAATTATATCTCAAACAAGAGATAATATTGGTTTTGGTGCCATGTTTACGCCTAAAACCCGATCTGGTGGTAGAGCATTGAAATTTTATGCTTGTCATGAAATATGGCTTGCTTGCCAGAAAAGAGAAAGAAAAGGCAAAAGAACAGTTGTTACAAATGTTCAAGCAAAAATAACAAAAAATAAAATAAATGGAAGACATGGAGAGGCATATTTTCCAATTTTGTTTGATTATGGTGTTGACAATATATCATCCTGTATACACTTTTTAATGGATGAAGGTCCATGGACTGGAACAAAAAGAAAAGTGTCAACAAAGGGATTTGTTAAAAGTGGTGATGTATCTTTTGTAGATCTTATTAAATATATTGAAGAAAATGAATTAGAAAAAGAATTGTTTGAATTATGTCAGGAAACTTATGATTCAATCATTGAAAAACTAAAACCAAAAAGAAAACGCAAGTATTAATGGAGGTTAAAAATGGCCAAATCAAAAACCACAAAGAAAACAAACAAAAAACCCGAAGCAGAAGTAATCTTTACCCCCGATAGAAGACTGAGTATTTCTGTTGGAACTTCAGAAGATTATGGAAAAGCAAAAGTTGGCATTTCATTATCAGAAAATATTAAAAATTCTGATGACCCTATGGAAGTTGCTGACTCAATGTACAAAGAACTTGCTGAGAAACTGGAAGAAATTTTCGGAGATTTTTCAAGCAGAGTTCTCGGAGATGAAGACGATGACGATGAATATAACTCCGATGACTCCGATGACTCTGAAGATGATGATGATGACTCTGAAGATGATGATGACTCTGAAGATGATGATGACTCTGAAGATGATGACGATGATGATGACGAAGATGACGATGACGATGACGATGACGATGATGACGAAGATGACGATGAAGAGGATGATATTACAGAAGAAAGCATCAATTCAATGAAGAAACCAGAACTTATTAAATTGATTAAAGACGAAGAACTGGAAATCGACACCAAAAAGATCAAAAAAGTCAAAGATCTTAAAAAAGCAATAATTGATGCCCTTTTTGAAGAGGATGACGGCGAGGATGACGATGATGACGATGATTGGGATGATGATGATTGGGATGATGACGATGATGAATAAGCCTTTATTCTAATCAATAATTTATAATTATAATGGGGATGAATTTTATTAGTTCATCCCCATTTTTTATAAGGTGAATAAATGTATATTAAAAGATATTTATTGGTAGATACCAAAGCTTTAATGCATACAGTTAAATTTAGTCTTGGCAAAAATAGACTTTCGCATAATGAAAAAGACACATTTATAATTTATGGGTTTTTGTTAAAATTGTTATATATGATAAAAAAATCAAAAACAAATATGATACTGTATGCTCTTGATAGTGAAACATCTAAAAGAAAAGAAATATACAGCATATATAAAGAATCTCGTCAAAAAAAGACACAACAGCAAATAGAATTAGATCAAATTGCATATCCCCAATTTGACGAAATAGAAAAATTTGTTATTCCTACAATGGGATTCAGGAATCTGTTTGAAGCAGAAGGTTTTGAAGCTGATGATATTATAGGAAGTATATGTAAAAATAATAAGCAAGACCAAATTATTATAGCCACATCTGATAAAGACATGTACCAACTTTTAACAAATAATGTGTGCATTTTTGATATAAGAACAAACACTTGGTATACAATAACAGATTTTAGAAAAGAATATGGCATTGAACCAAAATACTGGAAAAGGGTAAAAGCAATTGGTGGATGCTCTTCTGATAATGTTAAAGGTGTGCCAATACCACAAGATGACCCAACAAAAAAACAGATGTGTGTTGCTGAGAAAGGAGCGTTGAATTATTTACTTGGAAAAACTAATCCAAACACTAAAGCATATAAAGCCATTGAAAGTAGAGAAGGCAAAGATGTTATAAATAGAAACAAAAAACTGGTAATAATCCCATTTAAAGGAACCCCAAACTTTCCAATAAGAAAAGACAAGCTTTCTGAAAAAGGATTGAAAGAAGTTTGTGAGAAATATGGGTTTAATTCAATACTTGAGGATTTTGAAACTTGGAAAAGAACATTTAAACTTAGGTAAATAAAATGAAAGTTCAAACTGGAGAACCAGTAGAAGAAGGGTTGTATGTCACTTTTGTTGATGCACTCATTGAAAAAAACACACAAAGAATACTTTTATTGTACGTTCAGGGTTTATGGGGATATCCAGGATCAGATCAATTATATAGAGGTAAAATTTATGGTTGGATAGGGCCATTACCTTTAAAAACAAAAAAAGATTTTGAAAAACAAGATTTGATAAGATATGGAATTGGAACAATCAAAAGTGCAAAAAAAGGAAGTTTTTCAGACGGTCCTTATAAATCCTTGAAGGAAATAAAGAATGTTGTTGGCATAAAAGGGGAATATATATTTCAACTTACAGAAAAAAATGAAAAACCTATTTTAAAATGGAGTAGTAAAAAGAACAAATGGGTTGGTAAAAAGTAGTTAAATATTATTAAAAACCAAGTAGTTAAAAACATATTAAGTTTTAAATGAAAAATTAATAATATTATATTGACAGAAAAAATACAAAAGCATATAGTATATAGTGTTTAAAGAAATTGAAGTAAGTTTTGATCTTTTAAATTTTAGGCAAAAGGGGAAGAAAAATGAATGATTAGAACATATCAATTATTGCCTTTTGATGATCTCGGTCATCAAAACCCGCCAAAATCCACAAAAAGATTTAAAAAGACGAAGGCACTTGAGGCAAAAGATTTTGGGTCTTTTAAGCTTTAAGAATATTTTAACAAAAGGGATGGTTAGTGGATTTCCATCCCTATATTTAAGGGCATATAGGTCAGTTGGTAGACCCTTTCGCTCATAACGAAAATGTCTCTGGTTCAAGTCCAGATATGCCCACCAGATATAATCTTTATAGATGGGCTGATGTAAAAATTAAATGGGTAGTCTTATTAGTCGTTGGCAAGCGCGCAAAGCCTGTAAAAGTTTTCCACCCATGGAATAAACACGACACATTTGGACACATCAGCCCATCTATAAAGATTATATAGGAGAATAAAATGTTTAAAAGCTATAGAAGCATGAGAGTAAAGGATGTTTCCACTACAGAGTTACTTTTTGAAATTTTGAAAAGAGGAAATATTTCAGAAGCTCCAATGAAAACTATAAGATACGGAAAACATTTTGATACAGTTGTAGGAATTGGAAATGATCATGTAGCTTTTGTAACAATTGATGATGAAGGTTTAAAAAAGTTGGAAAATATTATTCGAAAAGAAAATACAGGTCTTAAAGAAAAAGAAATAATATTAAATAATTAGGAATAATATATTATAAAATAAATGAAAAAACCAAGACAACTGAAAACAAAAGACATTCCAAAACTAAGGCGTTATCTTCTTAAAAAACAAAGGGGATTATGCCTTATTTGTTGTAACCCTATTAAAGAAGGTGAAGCAGTTCTTGATCATCATCATAAAAAGAAAGTAAAAGGAACAGGCAGAGTAAGAGGGGTCTTATGCAGAACCTGTAATGTCTTTCTTGCAAAATCTGAAAACAATTGCAAAAGGTATAAAATTAAACAATCTGAATTGCCTTTTGTTCTTAGAAATATGGCTAAATTTCTTGAAAGAAAACAACTTCCTTATATCCATCCTTCTGAAGCACCAAAAAAACAAATTTTAAAAAAATCATCATACAATAAAATAATAAAAGCACACACAAAAAGTGGCGCTAAAAAGAAAATCCCTGAATATAGATGTAACTCTAAAGGCAAACCAGTACAAGGATTAACAAAAGCACTTGAATGGTTTTTTATTAAATATGAAATAACACCGGAGTTTTATAAATAATGAAAGAAAAAAGACTTTGCTGGGAAAACTATTTTATTGACATATTAAATAAGGTGAAAACAAGATCGACTTGTTTAAGAAGAAAAATAGGGGCAATTGCTGTAAAAGAAAACAGAATTCTCGCCACTGGATATAATGGAGCCCCTCCAGGCATAGATCATTGCATTGATAAAGGTTGTATAAGAGATGAGCTAAATATTCCATCTGGAACATCACAGGAAAAGTGTAGGGCTGTTCACGGCGAACAAAATCTAATCGTTCAGGCCGCATTACACGGAATAAAATTAAAAGGATCTGATATTTATTGCAATACTCAACCATGTATAATTTGTGCAAAAATGCTTCTTGGTATAATGCCGTCAAGAATAATCTATTTAAATCCATATCCAGACAAAGACACAATAAGTTTATTTGAAAAACTTGGAATGTCTTACAGTATGGAATTGTCTGATAAAGAATATATTACCATATGGGATTTTTCAATTAAGGGATAATATGGACATAAAACTGACAATGCCTCAATTAAACCATCTTAAAAGTATTTATTGGTTGTTGTCTGGTGAAAGGGGTTCTGGCAAAACAAGAGTTCTTGCAAATGCTATAATATTGACAGAAAAATGGTAGAAAACGAAAACTGCTTAATATTTGGAATTAATTATGACAACTATAATTTATGATGGCAATAAAATTGTTTGCGACACAAGATCTGTACTTGAAGACATAATAGTTAATGATGATATTGAAAAACACGTTCAAATTGAAGACCATCATTTTTGGTTATTAGGAACTTTCTCTGAAGCCCAAAAAATGACAAAGGCCTATATGACTGGCAATAATGATGAATTGTGTTTTGATGAAGAGGAAGACAATACAAAAATTATTATATTATTGCCAAATAAAAAAATAAAAATAGTTTCCTATTATAAATCAGAAAATGAAAAAGTTGTAATGTGGGAAGATTATTGCTCTGCTAATAAATGGGCTTGGGGAAGTGGAAAAGAACTTGCTATAGGAGCCATGGATTCTGGATTAGATGGTGAAAAAGCTATGAAGGTTGTTATGGGAAGAGACTTATATACAGGTGGCAATATAAAAACATTTGATGTTTTAACAGGCAGAATGAACAAATTGGAGATTAGTAATGTCTTCACTTAAACAGGTATATAAAAAGCTTGAAAAAATAGCAAACACTCCATCAACAAATGACAAAGTTGCTCTTTTGAAAGAATATTTGAAAGATCAATATTTCAAAAAAACAGTAAAATATGCTTTGTCTGGTGATATGAAATTCCATATAAAAAAATTACCAAAATTCGAACCTTCTCTTATGAAAGGAACCGCAGATCAAATATTTGAATTTTTGAAATCTCTTTCAAAGCAAACTGGAACAAGTAATTCTGATAAGAAAAAACTTGTTCAAATGTGCAGTATAGACAAAGAGACACATGAGGTGATAAGGCGAATATGCAATAAAGATCTTAGATGTGGGGCGTCTGCAAAACTTGTAAACAAAGCAAAGTCTGGAACTGTAAATACAATTCCATATATGAGATGTTCAACAAGTAAAAAACTTGACAATATTCAATATCCTGCTGTTGTTCAAGAAAAAGCAGATGGTATGTTTGTGCATATTATGGTAAATAAAAAATGCCAGGTTAAAATAATAACAAGAAATGGTAAAAATGTATTTGCTTTAAAACATTTAAAAAAGGAGATAAGAAAAGCAGCAGTAAAAGAAAAAATATTAAGAAATATTGTATTTGATGGCGAACTTCTTGTACAAAAAAATAAAAAAATACTTAATAGAAAAACAGGAAATGGAATTTTAAATTCTTGTATTCACAATACAGTAAACTCGGAAGATGCAGAGTGTATTGTATTTAGAGGTTGGGATTCAATAAAATTAAAAAATTTTTATAATGGCCATGATTTAGACCATTATGTATCAAGATTTTCTGTTTTTCAATATCTTGTAAAAACAATAGCAAATAAAAATCTTGTGGATTCAATTATATCAAAAACTGTAAATTCCTATCCAGAGGCAAAAGAATTTTATGAATGGGTAAGAAAAAACGGTGGAGAAGGCGCTGTATTAAAAAACATCTTTGCTGAATGGAAAGATCATACTTCCACAAATCAAGTAAAAATGAAAAACATATCTGAAGCAGAGCTTGTTCTTGTTGGCATAAAAAAAGGAAGAGAAGATACAAAATGGAAAGACCATGTTGGTTCTTTAGTTTTTGAATCTGAATGTGGAAAACTCAAAGTATCTGTTGGTGGACTAAGTGATGATGAACATCTAAGAGATATTGAAGATTGGAAAAAAGAAATTGGAACAATATGGACTGTTGAGTTTGATGAAGTAATTGTGGATAAAAGAACAAAAGTTCATTCTTTATTTTTGCCAAGAAATGCAGAGATTAGAGTGGACAAAAATAAAGCGGATACTCTTAATGAAATTATGAAAAGATGATTTTTTATAGATTTGATGAAATATTGCGTGAAACTGGAAAAGAGGTGTATCTTATTAAATTTGAACTTTTAAAAGAAACACCAAAAGGGTATTGGATAAAAGAGGATTTTGGGTTTAAAAAATGGGTAAGTAAAACAGCAAAGAAGAGGTTTGCATACCCAACCAAAAAAGAAGCACTCATAAACTTAATAAAAAGAAAGGAGCGGCAAATAAGAATATTAGAATCAAGATTAAATGAGGCAAAGAATGTTCTAAAAGAAGGACAAACTTTGCTTAATATTGAAAATTTAACAATAAAAGGAAATTTAGAATGAACAAAAGTGATCTCGTAGAAACAATCTCAGAAATGAATGAAATGCCAAAAACAACTGTAAAAGAAGTATTAGACGCAACCCTTGATACTATCACGGATGCTCTTGTTGAAAAAGAAAAGGTTGACCTCTTTGGATTTGGAAGTTTTTCCACATCTGAAAGAGCTGCAAGAAAAGGGAGAAATCCCGCAACAGGTGAGAGTATTGACATTGGTCCATCTACTCAAATAAAATTCAAACCATCAAAAGCATTTAAAGATGCTGTAAAAGGATGAACCGCCATATGGCAGATGTGGTAATTGTCTCATAAGTTTTGACATGGATAAAAAAGAGTTCATCATTTGAGACAAATCCTTTACCTTATCTCGTTCATAAGGAAATCTGCCAAGAGCGAATGGCCCTTAGAGAGTTCACCTCCGTTCTTTCTAAGGGCTTTTAAAATAAGAGGTAAAAATGCACATATCAGAAGTCAAAATAAAAAATTTTCAAAGTCATGAAAAGACAAAGTTAAAATTATCAAAAAATTTGAATGTAATTTTTGGTAATGGCGATCATGGTAAATCAGCAATACTGAGAAGCATAAAATGGGTAATTGAAAACAGGCCTCTTGGAAATACTTTTAGAAAACATGACACTGATGAAACATTTGTTGAATTAAAAAAAGATAAAAAAATAATTAAAAGGAAAAAATCAAATTCAAAAAATGAATACTCAATAAATAAAAATTTACCTTTAAAAGCATTAGGATCTAATGTTCCTGAAGATGTTTCATCAGCATTAAATTTATCAAACATAAATATCCAAGAACAAGACAAGTCCTTCTTTTTGATAAATGAATCTCCCGGAAAAAGAAGCAAACTTTTAAACGAGGTTGCTGGTCTTCAAGAAATGGACTCTTGTTTAAAAATAACAAGTTCTGAAATTAGGTCTATAAATTCAAACATTGAAAATAAAAAAGAGCAAATTGAAAATTTTGAAAAAGAACTAAAAAAATTAAAATGGGTAAAAAGCGCAGATGTCCAATTAGAAAAACTCCAAAAACAAGAGCGGGAAATAAAAGAAAAAGAAGAAAAACACCTTTATATTATTAATTTAATAAATAGTATTTCAAAATTTAAAAACAGAAAATCAATGTTATTGTCTGATGAATTTATATCAAGTCTTCAAAAAATCATAAAAACAAGGAACTCCATTGAAAAATTAGAATCTCATTATGAAAAAATCAGAAAGATAATAGAAAAAATAACAAATCTCAAAGAGAGAGCAGAAAGCATAGTTATAATTTCTGTGAAAAATCTTGAAAAAGAGCAAAATGATGTTAATTCTACTCAAAACAGATTTGATTTAATACAAGACATCATTGAAGAGATAGAGTTTAAAAAAACACAGCATATGCAAATTAAATCAGAAATTGAAAAAACAGAAAAAAGAATAAAAAAAGAACTTAAAAAAATGGGAGTTTGTCCAATATGCAAAACGAAAATGGAATAAATGGATCAAATGAATCAAAAAGAAAAATCACACTTGCAATGCTGGAAGCATATTTTAATGCACTTCCAGAGTTATTAAAATATATAGACAAAAAAATAATTGAAAATAATGATATGGATGCAAAAACTGCTTTGTCAAATTTTCAATTAGAATGTGGAAAAGAAAATCCAAGACTTGAACCATCAGAAATAGTGTTTGGATTTATGACCTGTATTATAAAAAATTTTCCTGAAATTGAAAATATCATAGAAATAAAAGATCTTGCAATATTATCAGCAAAATTTTGTGATGCAAACCGACTTGGAACACCAGGGCATGGTTTTGCATCAAAAATGAATATACCCAATTTTAAGGATGAATAATGGCAAGATTTGTACTTTGTGCTGATCTTCATATAAGATCAAATAAACCAAAACACAGAAAGGATGATTATTTTGAATCTGTTGTTGTTAAATTACAACAAATTATAGATTTGGCAAATAAAAGAAAAGCAAATATTCTCTGTGCTGGAGATATATTTGATCATACAAAAGTGGGGCATAAAGTTGTAAATAAAATCATTGATGTTTTGAATAGTTTTAATCATAAGTTTTATGTGGTTTATGGGCAACATGATTCTACTTATCATTCAAAAAACTTGGAGAATTCTCCACTTTACACTTTGCTTGATAAAAAAAACGTAATTCTTTTAAATAGCAAAAAGCCAAAAAAGATAAATGGATTTTATGTATATGGATGTTCTTGGGAAGAGAAACCCATCAAACCCAAAACTAAGAAATCCATACTTGTCATACATAAATCAATCACACCAAAAGATCCTCCATTCTTTCTTAAAGATGCTTTGTCTTCAAAAGATTTCCTTAATAAACACAAAGGATACAGCTTCATTGTATCTGGAGATTATCATCATCCTTTTATTTACTCTAAACAAAATCGCACAATAATTAATTGTGGTACTATTATGAGAAATAAAATAGATATGTTTGATTTTAAACCAAGAGTTTATTTTTTAGACACAAATAATGATATTTTAAAACCAATATTTTTAAAAATAAAAAAACCAAAAGATGTATTTTTAGAAGTTGATGAAAATAAACACATAGATCAAAAATTTGGTGAAGAACTAAATGATTTAATAAAGGAACTAAAAAAACATTCAAAAAGGCCAAATTTTTCACACATTGTCCATAATATAAAAAACAAAATGAAAGTAGACCAACAAACTAACAAAAACATTGAAAGAATAATGGAAAAAGCAAAAAATGGATAAACTTGATAAATTAAAAAAATTGGCTGACAAACAAATTGTTGAAAAAGCAAAAATAAATGGTAGGATTGAAAATTTAATGGAAGATTTAAAAGAAAACGGTTTTAATTCCGAAAAAGACGCAAAGGTGTTTTTAGAAAAAACAAGTAAAAAAATTTTGAAAATGAAAATTGATTTTGAAAAAAATTTAAAAGATTTTGAGGAAAAATATGCTTCAGAAATACAAAAAGCTGATTAATGAAAAGAAAACAAATCTTCAGTTGATAGAACAATCAAAAAATCGAACTACTGAACAATTAAAAGAATTAAATAAAGAACTGAAGTCACTACAAGAGACAAGAGACATATTTAAAAAAGCTTCAATAATGACACAGAATTATCTTGCTAAACATCTTTCCTCAATTGTAACAAAAACACTTATGACAATATTTTATGAAAAAAATGTTCACTTCTTTACTGAATTTGTAGAAAGAAGAAATACAACAGAGTGTGATATGTGGATAGAAGAGGACGGAAGAAAATATGATTTAATGGGAAGTAGAGGATATAGTATGGTAGATATAATATCTTTTTCTTTACTGATTGCGTATATTTTACTTCATGATTCAGATAATGTGTTAATAATTGATGAGCCTTTTAGAAATTTATCATCAAATAAACATGAAATAACTTCAAAAATGATAAATGAAATGTCCTCTGAATTAGGAATACAATTTATAATATCTACCCATATAGAAGCATTAAAAGAACATGCAGAAAAATCCTATCACGTAATTCAAAAAAAGGGAGTAAGTAAAATTTTATGAGTTACCATAATTTTAAAGATTATGTTTGTCCAGTATGCTCAAAAGATTTTTCAAAACCAAGTCAATTAAAGAAACATCTTAAAGATGCACACGAAATTATAAAAACCAATAAAGAGGTGAAGGAATTAAAGAAGAAAAATGAAAGCAAATAACTATTCTAAAAAACATCTTATTGGATTAGCTGGTAAAATGGGAGTTGGAAAAACCACTATTGCAAAATGGTTTGAAAAACACCAAAACTTTAAAAGACTTTATTTTTCAAAACCAATGAAGGATTGTTGCCCTAAACTTTTGGGTTTGCCTGAAGAATATTTTACAGATCAAAAATTAAAAGAAAAAGAAATTCCAGGTCTTCCTAAAATGTCACCAAGAAAAATTATGCAATTAATGGGAACAGAGTTTTTAAGAAATATGGTTTATTATGACTTTTTCATATGGAGAATGAGATTATATTTCAGTGAATATTCAGACCAAAATATAATTGTAGATGATATAAGATTTGAAAATGAAGCTAAATTAATAAGGGATAATGGCGGGCTTGTTGTTCATTTAAATAGGGAATTTATACAAAATTCTAAAAATACACAACATACATCTGAAAAAGGAATAAATATAGACCCTTATGATATTATTTACAATATAGATAAATCAGAGGAAAAAGCTTCAAAATGTCTATACAGATTAATATACTCTATTAAAATGGATTAAAATGATAAATAAAAAATTAGCACTCAAACAATTCACAGTTATGGGATTTACAGATGGATTAATTGATATGATAGGAGAAAAAGAAGCAGATGATGAACAATTTGTAGAAATTTGGAAAGATTTAAAATATTCTTGTAATATGCTTGCTGTAACACTCAGAAAAGAACACACTTTAAGCAAAAAGGACATTAAAACAGTCAAAATACAAATTGAAAAATTAAAAGAAAAACATATACCAAATGGTAAATTTTCCAGTATGTTTGCTTGTTCTTTTTGTATGGATCTTCTTACAGAACAGAGTGTATTATGTACTTATAAAAAGAAAGCGGCATTTGAAAAAGTATTTAATGTTATGAAAAGAATGATAAAACACTTTGATAAAAATAATAAATATGACGATGATAAAGGAATGAATATGGCAGAAGATTATAGGAGATTATAATGAGTTGGGTTGTTGGATGGGATAATAAACATAAAAAATTTCATTTATGCGAAAAATGCACAAACGGAGAAGAATCATTTCCAATAAAACCAGACACAATAAAATGGAAAGAACATGTACTTACTGATCCTTCATGGGAAGAATGGAGAAAGGAAAATAAACAAGAAGCAAAAGCAATTAAAATGGAAGTTTTGATCCATACAATTTCAGAAGTTTTGAAACAAATAGGTTATTCAGTAAAAGAAGCAAATGAAGCTTTTTCAATAATGAAGAAACTTTAAAGGAGAAGAAAAAATGCTAAATCCAATTTTTATCAAAGCCACCTCACTTTCTGATGCATGGCACCAAGCATTGTACAGATGTGTTGAACAAGGCAGAGGATTTAAAATTGACAGAGGTTCTTTTGAAGGACAAAAAAGACTTGAGTTTGATTATTTTACAGCACATATAACTCATCCGAATACAATGCCTTTATTACCAAAAGTGAGTGTTCCAGGAATACCTGATCCTGTTGATGAAGCATATCTTGATGATTATCTTCCATATCTTATGACAGGGGAAGAAAAAGAAGGAGAATCTTATACTTATGGCCAAAGAATATGCAAATATAATTCACGATCATATTCTCCTGAAGATTTCTATTTATCACCAGAAATTTTAATTCAAGAAAGGGAAGTTTGGAAAGATAGAAATATTCTTATTTATGATTGTGGAGAATATTTTATTAATCAAATGGAATTGATGATTTGGACTTACAAAAATAAAGGTTATAGAAATAATCAAATGGTTTTACAGGTAGCAAAACCAACAGACATGTTATTAAAAGATCCTCCTTGCCTCAGACATATTGATACAAGAATCCAAGATGGTAAACTTCATTTCTTTCCTTATTTTAGATCGTGGGATCTTTTTGGTGGTTTTCCTGCCAATCTTGCTGCAATAGAATTAATGAAACAATACTGTGCTACACAAATTGGTGTAGAAAATGGAGAAATTGTTGCTTCATCAAAAGGTCTCCATATATATGATTATGTATGGGAAATATCAGAAGCCATAAGAGGCAAATCAATAGAAGAGTTCAGAATGTAGGGGGGAAAATAAAATGAATGAAATTCTGAAACAAATACCAATTGATTCTTCTTATACAGTAAAAACAATAAATTGGAGCAAGGCTTTTAAAGGAAGATTTAGACCTGATTTATCTGATTTAGAATTTATTGTGTTTGAACAATCAAACAAGGAATTAATTAGGTTCCGAATAGATTCTGTTTTATCTATTGAAGGGGGGACCGTTAATCTTTTAAAATTAGAAAAAGAGCTTTTAAAAGAATAGGTGTGAAATTAATCACACCTATTCTCATAGAAAGGAACATACTCACATGTATGCTCGGCATTGGATTAAGGGTGCTATTTTGAGCCTGCCGATCCCAATCATATAAATGACATCCCATTAAACCCTACAAACAAATTTAAAATACAACCTTAAAAATAAAAAGTCAATAAATATGAAAAAAATTATACAAAATAAGAATAAAGTATCAGACATTAAAAAAAGTTATTATATTAGAAAGGAAATAAACACATATGTTGATATGAGAAATCTTATAAATAAAATAATAAGTTATGTTCAAAACAACAAAGTGTATTTTTGGTATGATGTGAGATTTATAGGAGGTGTTCTTGTTTTTGGTTTAATAGGAACAAAACAGGATCTTGAGGATTTTCTTTATACAATGGGTAAAGAATTAAAAAAATATAATGTGATTATTGATGAATTTTAGAATTGGGTGATGAAGGGGTATTACATCACCCATTAATTTATAACGCCATACATTATTTTTTCACATAAATTTTGTCATAATCATACAAATGAATATGGTTGTCGTAAAAGAAAAGTCTGCCAAAATCTCTGACGGCATAATAATATTTTTTGATTCTTCTGTCTCTTACAAACTTCAACACTTTTGTTTTTGTATAGGTATTATTTATTCTTCTCATATTGTCAAGAAAGATCTGATTTGCCAATTCAAATCCTTCATCTGTATTAAAAACAAGAAACATCCAATCATGTATTTTACATGCTGATTTAATACTCATGAAATAAACAGTATCAGGAATAAGATAATCTCCAAATCCTCCTGGACCACATCCATTTATAACAACTTGTCTGGTATCAATTTCTGTATTCCAAAAACTTTCAGGGGCAGCAAGCTCATACCCGTCCAAATTTCCAAATTTTATAGGGTCATTTTTAACTGATACAGGAAGGGATTTAAAAAATTCAACAGGTTTCATCTTAACCCCCTACCCACAGCAATTCCAAAAAGTCCAGAAATAATTGAATTTATAATTGAAGCATTTTCTACTGGCATGTCTCCTCCAAAAATAAGTCCAATTCCCAACACTGAAACGGCAATAATAACAAGTATTTTGTCATCTAAATCATTCATCTTTTATACCCTTCAATCATAATTAGGAAATTTGCAAAAGGGCCATAGTCAACTGAGACTGTTGCTTTTTCAACCTGTATTTTTCCATCAACTTTCTTGGCATTTGTTGCTACAATATGGGTTGAAGTTGCATTTCCTGCTCTATGATATTCAAACCTGGTAAATTCATGATTTGGAATTTTTTCCAAGGTTCCTGTAATGCTACACCCAGTAAGAATAAAACTCAATACAAGCAACAATAAGATTCTTTTCATTTTTTTAATCCTTTTCAAAAATTTTCATTATATGAGCTTAAAATGCACTTTTAAAAAATTTATAGTGCATAGTATCAAACACTTGTTAATTTAAAAATTATTCTCACTTATCTTCAGTTATTAGCTCTTTTGATTTCAAACATTGCAACTCAACAAGATAGTATAGAGTGTCTTCTAAAAACTTTGTATCATTGCATAAAATATTTGCATCTAAAAAGTTTGCTAAATCACATATTGTCCTTACCAATTTTTGATTATATTTAAGTGGATCATTATTCAAAAACTCTTCTTGTAAAAAATCTTTTATCTCTGAGTAATTTCCACTGTTCTGAATTGTTTTTTGGATAGTTGTATTTGTTTTCAATTCTTCCTGTTTCAACATTTAGCGCCTTCTCTGTAATCCAAATCAACTTTTTATTCTGATATGTCCTTGTATCAATGTGAAACATAATCCAAGGTTTTGCATCTGGTCCTGTAGTATGTAAATAAATCCCAATTGCTCCTATTTTATCAAATTGTAGTGCAATTGTTAAAAAATAAAAAGGCACTCCTTCTGGAAAAATATCTATTGCTGTTGATAGTCTTTTTCTTGCATAATGTTTGCTATTAACATTTCCAGAAAATCTTGCTAAAGCACCTTTAACTTTAGATGGATAAATTAAATTTCCATAAACAGATCTGAAATTGTCCAACGTATATATTAAACCAGGATCTGCATACTTGTCAGGATCTTCTGAAAATTCTCCAGGAACAAAATTTTTAACTTTTTCCCAATTTATTTTTTCATTTTTAATCATTGACTCTTACACCTTTTTCACATTTATCACAAGTCACACCACACACAACATCTCTTTCAGGATTCGGACAAACATGATTAAATATATCACATCTCCTAATTGATGGTTCTAATGCATAAGCAAACACATCTTTATCTTTATAAACCTTTTCAACTTTGTTTGAATAAATCCAACGATTTAATTGTTCTACCATAAACTCAGACTGGCTTGTAAAATCCCACCCCATCCCAAGACTTCCAATATAATTTTTTCTACGATCAAATTCTGGTGATTTTACAACATAAAGAAGAATTGATTCTCCATTTATACTGCCGGCTTCAATAAAATGAGACACTGATCCATTTTTTTCTGCATAATTATCAGTAAAAGTACAAAGTTTTCCAAATGTATTTTCTTCACCACGAGAAATATAAAGTTGATTTATGAGTTCTAAATCTGTTTTTCCTAAAATAGACTCCATACAAATTTGATCAGACGAGAAACCTAAAAAATTCACACAATGGATCTTATTGGCTAAAATATATCTATGATCTTTATCCTTTTGCCAAACCATAGCCTGCATAGAATCAGTCAATGCTCCTAATGCGGCAGCATATTTAATACGCCAATCAGCTTCTTTTTTATAATCATACCTAAGTTTTTTTATTCTAAGATCTTGTTGTTCAAGTTTTTCATGTAAGTCTCCCATCATTCTTTGCGGATTAATAAAAGTCTTTAAATTATCAACATAAGCCTTTAAAACATTCATTTTATCCTTCCTATTTTTTTTGTTGTTGAATTATATGATGTTTTGTCTTGTCGTTTTGTATAAAACTCTTCACATCATCTGCAATGAATGATTTAACGCCCCAAAGCAATAAAAAAGATAACACAACCAAAAACAATTTAGACTGAATACCAACTATAGTTGTAAGTTTAGTTACTGCCTTTACCAAATTCAAATGCTTTGAATTAAGAGAGTCAATTTCTAAAAAAACTCGTTCTTGCATAAAAGGATCCATACAAACCAGCTCCTTGTTTCATAAATAATTTAATAGTCCAAAAATTGAACAAAGATTTTACAAATTGACTTAATCTCATTATCTTCTTTAATAAGCTTAATAAACTTTTAAAATTAATACATATTACTATTTATTGAATAATTTTGCATTGAAAAATAATTTAATTTAAATCTTATCAATCCCAGCCTTGTGAGTAATCATAATTAATAATGTCCTGGACTGTTTTTGTAGCATCCTCTGAAATTGCTTTTACTGCATCTTTATGCTCCCTGCCTGCATTATGTAATGTTGCATAATTTTCTTGAATA